CTTTTGCTGCTTCTTGATTTTCTTCAACAAAGCATCAAACATCTTTTTATCGAGGGTGCCCATAAAATGAATGTAAAACAATACATTTGCTCCCAACTTTACGTACGTCGTTTTGGTCAATTGATCCCGATGTTTGGTTTGACAAGGACAGTTTTTCTTTTCCATGGTGCCAAATAAGTCCAAAAGGGCGTAATCGTTTACAAAGGATGCCGCGTATCCAAGAGACACAATCATTAGGGTTTGGTAGTACAACCCTTCATTTTTGCCCCCTACTTGGGAGGAACAACATACATTCATAAACTGGTACATGTTGAACAAAAGAAAAAGAGTCGACACTACACTCACATATTTGAAATTCCACGTTTCTTTGAACGCCTCCAACTTTTTACAACTACACGTGTTTTCGTATAATTTATAAAACACAAAACAAACGTAGGCATAATATGCTATGAAAAGGATTTGAACCAATATTAAAAAGGATTTCAACATCTTTATTGTATATTGATATTATTTTATTTTCAGTAAATCAAAGCCTTTGCATGGGGATAATTATCGATCAACACTTGTTTTTGTGCCTTCCCCAGTCGATATGTACTACAAATAGATGTGTCGTAAATGATGTCTTGACAGCTCGTAAAGTCCGCGCGAACCAGTTTTTGATTGGAATCGTATTCTAAAATGGGATTCGAGTATACATGTTTAGAGACAAACATGGTGCGTCGTTGTACGAAACAAGTATCACTGATGATTTCCATGTCCATGTCTTTCAATAGTATTTCAACGATATAGCGAATAAACATGTGAAAATCTTCTAAAAACACGTGCATGATGTTGCGCATTTCGTTGGTCCAGAACCGTTCATTCAAGAGATGGGCAGAGTGTACTTTATTGATTTGTTTTTGAATGGTTTGAAGGGAGTCATGTTTGTTCAAGAGAGACAAATGGGAGGCATGGAATGTAGAATGTGGAATGTATGGAAGTACATGATGGTAAAAGATATCTTCCATGAATGGATATATACATAGCAACTATTTATATATCTATAAAAGAGGTCTTACCGGGGATCGAACCCGGATTGAGGGATTCAAAGTCCCTAGTGATGCCATTACACCATAAGACCATAAGCTATTCTAGGGTGTTGTTTCCTACCACTTTGTTTTTTTTACGCTGATTTTTGGGGCACTTGATTTTTTAATGTACGAGTTTGGATCATAAGGTTCGTCTTCGTCATCGGAACCTAAATTCTTGGACAGCTCCCAAAACTCCTTGGAACCCAACTTGAAATCTTTCCGTGCTTCGGCTTTGTACCAAAAGATTTGATCCTGAAGTTTATTGGATTTCACGTTGTTGTTGATGACCAAACACTCGAAATTTTCCGTGCACTGATCCATGACTTGACAAAAAGATTCAAAGGTTGGAAACATGCCCGCGAAATTTTCATAAATACGCTTGCGATTGGCAATATAGGGCTCTCGTAAAATAAAGACATAATCAATATTCGTCCGCAAAGTGGGAGGAATACCCAGGGGATATTGCATGGTAATAATCAGCATGATTTTCCAATGACGGCCGTTCATGAACAACAAACGCATCATTTTGTCTCTAGACCAAGTGTTATCATAGAGACAATCGTCGAGAATGACAAACGCTCGCGGATCAATATTGGAGCGCTTGTACATTTGCACTTGTTTGTTTACTTCTTTTAAAACTTGGCGTTGTCTCTTCAAAATATTGGTAATGATGGATGTATTATACTCTTCGTGAATGAACAGTTTCGGAACGTGCTGGCTGTAAAATCCATTGCCGGCTTCTGTACCGGAAATGACCGTCCCCAATGGAATGTTTCGATGATGAAACAATAAATCACGAACTAAAAAACTTTTCCCCGTATCACGCCGCCCAATGAGAACCACCACGGGACCTTTATTTTCTTCCTTTTTGAAGGTAATATAACTCATGTCAAACTTTTTTAATTCCAAGGTCATCTGTAATAAAACGGGATATAATTTCAAGTATTAAAACGAATTGAATTGAGTTTAAACCTACATTCTATAATCTATTTATTACAATAAACGATGAACACCGCCTTGTATGAACAACTCAACACAATTTCAAATCAAGAGTTTGAAATGATTACCAAACAATCACCCATCCATGATTATTTGGATATTTCTTTTGAAACGACGATTCAAAGTTATGTAGAAAGAAAAGACAATAACGTATTTTTGGTAGAGACAAACGAAAATGAACAAAAAGAAGTATTTATCAAATACATCACATTAATCGACTTTTTGAAGTTTCTCATTGGTAAATACAAGAATGATGATTTAGAACAATTGCCTTGTAGAGAAGAAAAAGATGAAAACAGTAAATATGAAAAATACATCAATGATAAGAATAATTATGCTTATGTGGATAGCTTATTTTACTACATTACAAGTGATTTTTCGAAAAAGCATCATTTTCCTCATAGCATTGGTTGTTTCGATCAATTCATATGTAAAAAAAAGGAGTGTAAAATCAATATTGCCGATGATTTAGAATACTTATGTGATTCTACTTATTTCAATGATAATATCAATAAATTGTATCATTTTGAAGATGATCATATTGGAGAGTTATTCCAGAACACTAAAAAAGAAGCATTGCATATTGATACTACGGAAGAGGTCGTATTGGATAATATTGAAGTTGTTTCCATCGAAGATTCGAATAATTCAAACACAAAGGAAGAAATGGTTGTCATTGAGTCATCTTGTGATGTATCCTCGCAAGAGGTGAGTGATAGTGATAGTGATAGTGATGACGAAAGTGATGACAGCGATGATGATAGTAATGTAGTTCATACAAGCGACGAAGAGGAAGAAGAAGAAGAAGAAGGCAGCGAAGATGAGGAAGAAGAAGAAGAAGGCAGTGAGGATGAGGAAGAAGGCAGTGAGGATGAGGAAGAAGAGGAAGAAGACAGCGATGAAGAAGAAGTATTCTTATATATTCATAAAATTCCATCTCAAGTATTGGTGCTTGAAAAGTGTGAAAATACTTTTGATTATTTATTAGAAAACGATCTCCTTAAAATAGAAGAATTGGAAAGTGCGATCTTTCAAATCATCACCATTTTATTTACATATCAAAAAGTATTCAAGTTTACTCACAATGATTTACATACAAACAATATTATGTATGTCCCCACGGATGAAACACACATAACCTATATTATCGAAGGAAAGACATACAAGGTGCCTACCTTTGGAAAGATGTATAAGATTATTGATTTCGGTCGGTCTATTTATCAGTACCAAGGCAAGCTTTTATGTAGCGACAGCTTTTCTAGCAACGGCACGGCACACACACAATACAATTTTGGACCGTATTACAACCCCAAAAAACCAGTCATTGAACCCAACTACAGTTTTGATCTATGTCGATTGGCGTGTAGTATTTTTGATTTTATATGCGATGACATTACGAACATCAATACATACCGAAAAACGACTCCAGTATATGATCTTATTTTTTCATGGTTATATGATGATAACAACCGTAACATGCTTTACCGATCCAATGGCGACGACAAGTATCCGGGATTTAAACTATATAAAATGATCAGCAAAGTGGTGCACAATCACACTCCCGAAAAACAATATGATCACCCATGCCTTCAAAAGTTCGTGGTTGATTCCGTAGATATAGAAGAAGGAATGGAGAAAGTGGTGAATATTGATGTCATGCAAGTGGAGGAATAGAATACATTAAAATGACGGTTCATTGGTAAAGACTTGTGTTTTTGGCATTTGAATCATAAAGATTTGATCCTTAAATACAAGAATGAGATACGTTAAAACAAATAACAATACAGCGTCTTTGAATACCGTACGACGCACCCAATCTTTGTCTTCTTCGTTTCCTGGAATACGATTGATGAGATGCTTTACAATAAAGTAAAGCGAAGAAATGAGAAAGCTAGTAAACGCATGACTTTTTAAAAAATCCATTTAAAAAAGAAGTGGATTTTTTATAGAATGAATAAACGAATTATAGCTTAATTTCTTCAACTCCAAGATCAATTTCGTCATTACCGCCAATATGTTGGACTCCTAAATCAATCGACTCGGATTTGGGCTCAAGATCCAAATTATCTCCTAAATTGAGTTGAATGGAATCTCCAATGGTAAGTTTTTCAAAGTCATCTTCGTCGTCATCATAGAATGATTGCGGTTCTTGTTTTGGTTCAAAGTTAATCACTTCGTTGGTTTTCTCGTCATTGATTGGATCATACTTTTCTACCTTTTCTTCGAATGAAATATTTGCTTTAGGTGGGGGCGGTGGTGGAATAG